CAGCGTTTCCAATCTCTACCATAGCATTCTCTAAAGTAGTTCTCGCTTTCTTTTCTATGCCCTTAAAATTGAATTTATTTTGCTTTGTCATTTAAATAAATGAATAATTAACTAAATCAAGCAATTCTAAATCATTAATAACTTCAACTTTTTTATTTAAAGTCAAAGCCTCATTGCAAATATCATCTGCTTTGTCAATCCCAAGTGCAAATATTAAAGCATCAATATTATCTTTTTCGTTTGGGTGTTGTTCTAAATACTTTTTCATTTTATTAATGTTTGTATGTATTTTTTACTTTCCTTAAATACTTCTGGCATAACTTCCTCAAATACTTCATTCCCATCAAAGAAATTCTCCATAGAATGTGCAAACATTTCAGCCTCTTTCATCCCTAATGTTTTCATATAAGCTTTTGTATGACCTGAGCCATTTTTCCCATTTGTTAATGCCATAAGAGAATCTTGAGTTGAACTTGCTATATCAACAATATCGCTTACATTTTCACAATTATATTTTTTCAAATATATTAATTTTTCTGCTTCGTCTGTTATGCTAAATGCCTTTTTAACAATTGCGTTTATATTTTCTTCTATTGTTTTACCGTTTTTGCCTATAAGTTTTTTTAATTCACTAAAATGTTTGGCGTATTCATCATTAACCATCCACTGCGGTTTAATTATACCTTTTTGGTAGTGTATAATATGGCCTATTTCATGGTAATAAATACTTTTTTGATACCTTTTGCTTTTTTGATACCTGCTTCCTTTGTCAATGTATGCCTCGCTTCTTATACAGTTTGCATAAGAACCTTTTTTACTCTCATTTAAAGTTATTGGGGCATCTAACATGTCAAATAACCTTTCATCTAATTCAACGCCCCAAGATTTTAATGTTTCTATTGGTTTAAATGAACTTGGCACTTTCGGAACTTCAATAATTGGTGCAGGTTTTGGTGGTTGTGGTATAGGTAGCCCCCAATTAACTTTAGCATTTTCCTTATCCCCTTTGGCAATGTCAAAATAAGGGTGTTTATCCTTACCTTTCTCCTTAAATATGTATCCATCCTGCCCGGTGTTCATTCTAAATAATGGTGGTACATCATCAGGTGGGTTAAATCCTGCCATATCTGTTAATGGCTCGTCATCTGCTGCTAATTGCGTAACCGTACATCTACATCTCCATCCGTTTGGAGGATAATATTGTTTCCAAAAAGCATCCGTTATTGGTCGCACTATGTTATCTAATGCAGCGTGTGTTGGTCTTACTCTGCCATCGCCAACGGTCTGATATTTTAGCACTGGCAAAACATCGGCATCCGCTTCAATACGTTTCCACTCTGCACCCATCCTTGCACTTGCTTTGGCTGTCTGATATTCGGCTTGTAAATAATCTTCATTGTAAACATTAAAGATAGTCTTTGCTTGTTCCTTAAATTTATAAAAGTTAGATTGAAATTCAGGAACTGATAACAATGAAGTTAATGCTTTTGTTTGTTGATAGGTTTTTGCACCGCTAAAAACATAAATATTATTTAGTAAATCGGTTTTCAATACCTCATCAACTATCGGGGCTAAGTCAACTCCATCTTTTAAATAACTTGCTGTTTTTAAATAAATACCCTGTGGCAATATATCGGTATTAATTGCACCAATCCATACATCATTTGCAAAACGATTGAAGTCGTTTTCATCAAATGGTGTTGGTGGATCAACCTCCTTACCAATATTTTGTATGTCGCAAAATCCGCACACTACTTATACAAGTTTTTTAGTTTATTGGCAATCGTTTCCACTTCAATTTCTTCATCCATCAATTCAATCCCATATTTATGTTCCAAATATTCGTGTTCAAACTTTACATAAGGCATAAATGAGGCATCTATTTTGGCTTGTTCTGCTAATGGCATTGTTTCGCTATCATCATATTTAAAAGTACATCCTGCAAGGTCAAATCCATTTCTAATCATCATTGGCACTAACTGATTTTGGATAACAAATTGCATTTTCAATGTATCTTGCTTTGCAATCATATCGGCAACATTCTCATGAACATTTGCACTGCCAGAGTATGCTTTTTCGTCGGTTGTGCCGGTTTGTCCTAAGATTATTTTGCTAATCTCACTATTGCACCTCTCTACCATCTTATCAAATACTGCATAGGCATCTGTTCTGCTTGCCTGCATCAATTCAATATTGTCGTTAAGGTCTAACACTGCCCACGAAGCTACTCCCATATTGCGGAGCATATTCTCCATATTCTTGCGTGTCAATTCATCCCTTACATCTGTTTTACCAATACGAATAGGTGAGCCAAATACCTCTGCAAACTCTGCCCACGCTGCCATTGCGTTTTTCTTCCAAATAACATAAGGTGCAAGGTACATCATAATACCTAAATCTTTCTTTTCACCTACTCCAATACACCAATTATTGTATGGTGGCTCATCAAAGTGTTTGCCCTCAATAACCGTTGCTGTGTTTGTTCTTACTAAGCTAAATTCAGGTACTACATAGATGCGTGGGATTAATTCAACTGAAGTATATTGGTCGTTAATTATCTGACCAAATTGAACACAACTAAAACCCCAAAATATAGAATCTAAAGCTAAATTGCTAAAGTCATAAAACCATTTTTGATTAAAGTAAGCAGTTTTAGCTTCATCCATTTCACCATCAGGGCCACAAACAACAAATTTTTTGCAAAGTATTTTTGACTTACGTTGCAACATTGCACTTTGCACCTGCCCATCCAATACAATCTGTTGATACGTTTGCATCAACAAGAACCTATTTGGGTACATTGGACTTTCTGCCGCCTGTAATGCTATGTTGAATGACTGAGCATCCTGCCTTACCCTTTGTAACTGCTGCTCAAAGTCAATAGTCTTACGAATGTTAGCCTTTTGTGGCTGAGGTTTATTAAAGTTAAATATGTCGTTATACCAAGCCATTATTTAAAAAAGTTATCTTGTTTGTCTAAACTATTTCCGTATCTGATTGAATATCCAGTGCTGTCTGATGTGTTGATGTTAAGCACTTCTGCGGTGTCTGTGCCACTTGCCCATCTGTCTAATTGGTCTAATGCTTCTCTGTTTCGTTCAATTCTTAACTCTGGGATGTTGCGTGGGTTAATCCTTGCGTGTAGGTTGTAAAGTGTCATATCCATTGCCAACTCCACAAACATAGGATAACGATTATCGCCTACCTCCCAATAAGTAGCGTTAGAGGTTGAAATGTTGGTCATTGGTGTCCAATATGCTGTCAATGTCAAAGGTTGGTTAGTGCTATTTGCAATCGCTGTGTACACATAACCATTGTCATCAGTAACAATATTCCCTATAACATAATTAGTTGTTTTTACCCATCTATTGAAGTCATTAACGTGGGTTATTGTTTCTCCTGCAATTACTCTATCTCTTGTCCTGTAATGTTTTGCCGCTGAATAGGCATCCATCGTTCCAAGTTCAATGTCAACCATATACCTTTGGACTAATTTTGTCCTCATTCGTGAAATTGCCTTAACTTCACTATCGTACAAATTCTGCGGTGTGTTCTCGGTTATTTGGTTTAAATCAACCGTTTGAATTATAGAAGAATAATCGGAGGTCTTTAAAAATCTTGCCATAATGCAAAATTGTAACAAATTATTTTATTTAATCAAATTATGTGACTAAAATCTTGATGTGGATTTGTATTCTGCATCTCGGCCAACAATTGTAAACGGTTTTATCAATCCCGTTTGGAATTTAGAATATTGACTACTGAATACGGTTGTAATTAGGTATCGTGTTAAATCTACTATGTGTCCGTATGGCTGATAGCTTACTTTGGTAACTGGGTCTGTAACTGTCTTTTTATCTACCTTTCCATTTTTATCTTCTTTAGTGTTTTCAAAGTCCAATATCGCAACTCTGCAACTTTCATCAGCAACAAAACTAATTCCTTGTTCCTGATAGTCTAAAATAGCATTAAAGAAGTCAGCAGATGGTCGTACATTTGGATTTGACTTGGCAACTCTGCGGATAGGTTTAACTTCGTCTAATTCATTTATCAATAGCCTAAACAAATCAAATCCTTTCTCCTGCTTTACATCGTCTTTTTGTGATGTACTATCCCCACAAACATAAACAAAGCCTGAATGCCTCCATTGTCTTAATTTGGCTAATATTGCCCTGCCCATTGCTTTGGTTGTGTTGTCAGGGTTTTTCAAAGCAATACAGTCAATCATTCTTATTTCATTTTCATCACTAACTTGAAAAATGCCGCAAGGAAAATAAGGGTTTACGTTTTCATCGAATGATAACCAAATAACAAGTGATGGATCATAAGCAACTATTGATGTGTGTTTTATTGTACTCCAACTTTTAAGAAACTCACCTCCAAAATCTACTTTGCCCCATTCCCCTAAAACATAAACTTTGTATAAATTTGGGTTCGCCTTAACTCTTTCTTGCAGATGGTGGATGTAATCCTCATCTAAAAAAGAATTGTCTTTGTATGTGGTGTTAATGATGTAAGTTTCGCTATCCTGGTTATCAAAAAACCTTTTCTTTAACCAATGCTGTTCACTTATTGGATTGAATGTAATTATAAACTGCTTGTAGGTTGATGTTTCACCTCTTACCCTTAACTCTAACTGATTAAAGTCTAATTCGTCTAACTCGGTGGCTTCTTCACACCATACTGAGGTTATTCCGGCAATAGATTTGATTTTCTCAGGGTCATCCATTCCTGCACACAATATTTCATTGCCTGTTGGATTGTGGGTAAATCTCATTTCAGACTTGTTGATGGTAAATTCTGAATAAATTTCGTATTCAATAAGTTTATCAATCACCAATTGATAGATTGAGTTTCTTAATGTGGTGGCAACTTTTCTAACACAAAGAATCCTATGTTTTTTTTCTGAGGTAACTCTTAAAATTAGCTTTTGGACTGCAAAAATAGATTTTCC